CTGTCTTGTGCAATAGTAAATGTTGTGCCTGACCTTACAAAAAAGTTTTCATCTACATAAGTGTTCATTATTAATTCAGCACCGTGCCTGTTTGAAGTTCCTGTTGCATTCGAATATGTACTATTGCCATACGTGATCATATTGTCCAAGTCTGTGGTAAAGTAAACAAGATCCATATCTGCTTTGTCATTAATTTGGTATGTAAAGCCTATATCCATTGTTGTTGACTCTTCTGGCTGTAAGTTAGCATTACCATTGTAACCATAGTTGTCTGCCCCGTACAGTTCGTATAACGTAGGTGTTTTCACTGCTGTTGAGTAATTACTCTTTAATGTTAAATCATTTGTTAGTTCATATGTAGTACCTAATCTGTAAGTGCTATAATTATTGAACATACTTGAATCGTCATTCCTAACACCTGCGGATAAAAGAAGTTTATCATTTACTAGATAGTTTCCGTTAATAAATGTTCCTGTGTTATCTCCTTCTTTGTCTACAGATGATGTATATGAACCTCTGTTGTTGAATGTACCATCGTATTGTTCATATTCAACACCTGGTGTTATGTCAAACTTATCAAACAAAAAAGTGTTTGTAAAAAGATAAGTGTTTGTGTTTGAATCATACTCATCAATTTCCGTGCCATTTACATACTCTCTGTCATATTCACTTCTAGAAAAAGTAAAGTTACTAAAACCTAATGCATTTTTTATTTTCGTATATACTTGGTATACACTCATTTTATTATTTGCTGTATAATCCGTGTCATCTACTGTTGTGTCTAGATCTGAATCGTTATTTCTTTTAATGATCGTAGTTCCAATATCGAAGTTTTCAAATTTACTGTTTGTGTTTACTGTGATGTTTTGAGTATCATAGCCATCTTTTTCAGCACCCTTTGGGTACACTGATATACCATCTGATTTTGTACCATCTAAAATTACACTAACTGAATGGTTATCAATGTCTTCGTGTATCTTTAATGTTATACCTTTTGTATTATTGGATCCTATTGTTGTTGATATAGAATTTTCGTAACTTCCTGTTGTTATGAAATTAATAACTCCACCAACTGCGTTTGGACCAAATAGTGTTCCTTGTGATCCTTTTACTACTTGTATTCCTGTTATGTGTTTAATGAAATCCTGTCCTAGGTCGTGTAAGCCACCTGTTGTTGAATTGTCTTTGATCGGTATTCCATTTACAGCAACCATTGTGTGATTAGAATTTGTTCCTCTCATAAAGATTGACGTTTGTTGACCTGTTGATCCAGATTGTACTATTGTTACACCCGTTATTCTTTGTATTGCTTGTACTGTGTCAACACTATTTGTATTTTCAATTGTGTACTTGTCTACGTAATCAACACTCATTGATTTTGTTGTAAGTTTGCTAGGATCTCTCAAGAGATAGACAGTAATATTAACTACTAATGATCCATCTTCTTCATAGAAAGATTCTGATTTAAATTCTTTTGTTTCTGTGGCGTGAACTTTATTTACGATTGCCCACCAACAAAATAAAACTAATATTGATAATATGATTTTTTTAACCACGAGTAACTCCTTTTAATTGTTTCATATATTATCTTAATCAACACAATATAAAATATCGTGCCTATTAATGTATTTTGAAAGAAAGGTATCGCCATCGTGTAACATAAGATTAAACCGTCTAGTGTTTTTGGATATAGTGTGCTTGTTAACCATACACCAAAATTTGTTGTTGTAAAGAATATAACAGGTGCAAGTATAGACATTGTTATCAAGTTTAGATATCTACTCACAATTGTGCATAACATTATAGTTCCATAGATCCAAATCATAAATGAATGTAAACCCAAATAGAGATCCGAGACAAACATTGCCGTTATTGGAACCAACATTGCCAAGTATATGTCACGAGTCATATATGGCATAAAAATAGCCATAGCTAGTACTGGTGTGAAGTTTGGTGGATGTGGGATTATTCTACTCAGAGCTAGTACCCCAGAATAGTATAAAAACAATATCAATGTTAACTTTGTTTTATTCATATTAACAGTTTCCTTATAGCACGTTGCCGTACCTCGCCACTGTTAATTTTACATTGTAGAACTAGACTTTCCCAGGCCTTCATTCGACAGCGGACTTGTAGTGGTTGGCACTCCGACTTTACGGTTCCTGGTAGAGCCAGCGAATTTCACACTGATTCCCCAACACGGTTCACTACTAATTCTATTATTATACCTGATTTTGCTCTATTGTCAAGTACTATTTTTTAAATGGATTTAAGTTTTTAATTGCACCAGTAACTTTTTTCGTTGTTCCTGATACTGCGCCTTTGGCTTTACCAGTTGCTCCTGATACTGCGCCTTTAACTTTATCTGTTGCTTTGCCTACTTTTTCGCCTATGTTTAATTTTGGCATTGAAAATTTTGGCATTTTAATCTTTGGTAGTTTCATATAACTCCTTTTGGATTATTTGATACCTGCTAAATCTTTAATTCTAAGTATTACTTTATTTAGATCAGTTGGTGCTACCGATTCACCATCTTGTGGTGTTGGAGCATCCATACCTGATGTTGGTGTTTCTACTTCTTCCGAAGCTGACCCATCTAGTTCATCAGCAATTCTGTTTAACCATTCTGCTTCTGAAGGATGTCTATCACCATCTGATACATCTGCGTAACCAATTGAATCTGCATCTGCTCTTAACATTTTAGCAATTTCTATATCAGACTTGCCAGCATACTCGCCTTGTTCATTTTCAATCTCTTGCATCACTGCATCTCTGTAATCATCATAGTCTTGCATTTCACCATATTTTTCAGCGTCTGCATCTGCTTGAGTGAAATCTTCTTTTGCCGCTTTTTTCATTGGTTCAGTTTTATTGCCATCTTTATCTAAATCTAAAAAATCTGGTTTTGGTGCTTCTTCAACTGATTCGTCAGCCCAAGAAAGTTTATCTGCTTTTTTAAGATCTCTGTATTCTTTACCAAACGTTACGTGTTGATTACCTTTGATACCAGCTACTCCTCTTTCAATGCCTTTTTCTTTTTTAAGAAAATCATTGTAGCTCATTGGCTTTTTATTTGGCATAGCATCTTTGCCCGTGTAAGACATAACAGTTTTGTAATCTCCCGGCTCTTCGTTAACAATCTGATCTGGATTAAACACACCTAAAATTCTGTTGAAGCTTTCTTGTAAATCTGCTACTTCTTTCACTTCAGTAACCTCAGTTGATTCTGCGTTTGCAACTGCTTGTGGTTTATCTTTTTTGACTTTATCTAAAATTGCTCTAACAGTTGTGATGTCATCTTTCGACATTGGTTGGTCATCTGCTCCAGTTAATTTATCGTGCATTCTTGATAAGAAAACTGAAATTTCATCATCTTTAACTAATTGAGCTAACTCACCAATTCTGTGTCTAACAGCATCTGCTGTAGTTCTGTATTTTACAATGTCACTACCATAAGCTTTCTGATTGTCTGATGGTGCGTGAGTTTCAACTGGTTCATTTAATTTAGCTTGTACTCTTTTTCTTAAAGAGTCAGTGTCATTAATTTCTTCATCGTGTATTTCTTGTATCATTGGTAACAAGTCTGTAATTTTGTTTTCAATATTAGTTACAGTAAATTTTTCTTTCATTGAATCTAAAGTACCTTGATCGTATTCTTTTGCTTCAGCTTTTGCATAGCTTTCAACATATGATTCATAACCAACACCAGTCATTAACTTCTTGATAGTTTCTCTTAATCTATCTTGGTTGTAATTTAATGATGTTACCACTGAAGATGCTTGTTCTTGTATAGCTGGAGAACGTCTAATTATGTTTAGTACTTCTCTAATCTTGCTTAATCTTTCACTAATATTTGTAATACTTTGTCCTACTTCATCAAACGGATTTCCTCCCGCTTGTACGTGTCTAGTCATTGCTCTAGCACCGTTTAAGTGTATGAATGGATATTTAAATCTTTCACCTTCAGCATTTTCAATATATAATGCTTTGATGTTTCTTGATCTAGATCCGGGAATTTCTTCGTTAACTGCTTTTCTGTGCTTGATTAATAGTTTCGCACCTTCTAATTTTTGATTAGAAGTTTTCACAGTTCCAGCCATTTGGCTATAACTTTCTGTTTTAATATTTTCATCTGACATAGTATTGTTATTTAACCTAAATGCATAATTTTTAGGCTTAATTTCCCTTCCGAATTCACGTAAATCAAAGTCTAATAAGTTGTCTTTAGCCAAGTTTTTAACTGATTGTACGGTTTTTTCAATATTTTCAATGTTTTCAGGTCCTTTATGCATCTTAACTTCTTCATTTTCTGGCGACAAGTTAACCATTAAGTTAGGTTGATTCACATAAAAAAACCTAGCGTCTTCTGGATTTGAGATTTCATTACCATCAGTGTCGTCAAACATCTGAACGTGATACCCGTGACCTTTAAGTACCCTAAAAATCTTTTCTGCAACTGTGCTATAATTTACTGCCATACTAGTATTTACCTGTTTTATATTATCATTGGCATCGGAGTAATCGAGCCATCTTCTTCGCCTGTGTCTTCACCTAGGCTTTTTTCAAATATAGGATCATATTTTGTTAGATACCCTACTAAACGCATACACAATAAACTAGCTGATACTAGGTCATCATTTTCACCAAGTTTAGCTCCATATGAGTTTCCTCTTGCAACAAACACTTTTAATTCTCTAATCAAGTTTCTACTATTAATCTGTAACTTACCATTTTCAACCCAATTCTTAAGTCTCGAACAAGCTGATATTTTTGCTTTGTGTGTTGTGTTGTAACCTTTACGTTTGTGTGCGTCTCGTCTTTGTTGTCCTGCTCGTCTTGGTTCGTGCATAAACTGACCTGGGAATCTGGATTCATCCATTTCCTCTACTGCCACTATGGCCGCTTCACCTAAAGTATTATTTTCTATAGTCCAATATATTTCTGGACTGATTGTGCCTTGTTCTTTTAATTGTGTGTCTAGATCTTGTAGTATGCTTAATAATGTTCTTGCTTGTCCTTGTACCGTTGTTTTGTTATGTTGCCATTCAGCTACCTGTTTAAATTCAGGTACACTAAACACTTGTATTGCGGCGTAGTCTCCACCTGTACCTAAACTAGGATCTAGAGCACAAACATAAGTTGTACCTTTCTTAGGTTTTTCATACCAACGTACTTGGCCCGTTTTATATAAAGGATCTTTACCTGCTAGTGTTACAAGTTTTAATCCATCAATCAATGTTTCATCAAATGCAATAAATTCACAGTCGTGTTCACGCCTAAATCTTTCTTCACCGATCCTGGCACGTTCATCTTTGGCCCATTTTTCATCTCTATCTGGGTGTTCACTCCAATGGACACCAATAGCTTTGAAACCATTTATACCTGTACCATCTCTACTAGGCTGTCCATACTCATCAACTTTTTTGTTAGCACCTCTCCATAGTCCTGCAAATACGTCATCATCGTTATTCGGTGTTGATGTAATAATACATTTACCACCTGTTGACAATGTAGGAGATAAGGAAGTCCAGAACTCACTGGCTTTATTTTGTGGTTCGACAAATGCAAACTCATCCATATACACCAAAGATATGGACATACCCCTACCAGTTGTTTCTGTAGTTGTTTGTGCTATAATTCTCGATCCGTTATCAAAATCCATTGATCCTTTGTTATAACTTGTCACTCCACATCTAATGTAGTCTGGTGTTTCTTCATAAGCAAATCTCACACGTTGCATAATGTCTTGGGCACCTTGATACTTGTGAGCCGCAATCAAAATTAAAACGTCTGGATTGAACATAGCATACCATAACAAATAGCCTGCCGCACAGGTTGTCTTACCTGTCTGTCTGGCACACATCGCGATTGCAAATCTATTACTGTTGTATGTTTCTAACAATCGTTCTTGGTAGTCAAATGGCTTGAACTTCATTCTACCTTTAGTGGGATGTTGTATCCACATATGATTTTTCATAAACCACAGGTATCCTGACTCTTTGTCAGCACATTTTTTTAAGTCCAATAACTTTTTGTCAGTATATTTGGACTTACTAAATGCTTTTTTTGTTAGATTTCCATCAAGACTCTTGTGTACCATAATAGTATTTATATACGTATTTAATGAAGTTTAAATATTTCGTCTACTGGATTGAATTCCACTTGCTTGTATTTTCCAGAATGTGCTATGAATACTTCAGAAATTACAGCATCAACGTTAGTATACCAATGGTTTAAAAATTTATGAGCTTTTCTAAATTCAGGTGGTATGTCATCAAACTGCCACATAAAGAGTTGCAGGATGTTTTCGTAGTCTGGCATCCAATAATATATTTTAAGTGTTGTTACTCTTTCTGGAAACAGTATCATAAAAATATTTAAAGATACTGATATGTTAGTTAACTTACTCTTTAACTTTAGTCTCGTCTTTTGCTACATTATCAAGTGCGTCTGGCTTGAATTCAGAAATGATCGAATCGTCTCTGATATTACATAAAGCTTCCCATTTGTTATTTGTACATTTACGATGGCATAGGTGCATTGGTTGTTTACCGTAAGCATTTTTTGATTTTACTGTCCAGGCAGTAGTCATTTCTTCCCAAGCTGAATGTCCAAAAATTTCTTTCATCGAATACTTGTGATAATCATTAAAACCTTTTTCATAATGAGGCCATATCAATGGATCCATATGTCTGAAGTCATTAAATTTATCCCAGACAGAAGTCCAACAACAAGGCCATATTCTGCCTTTGGCATTTAGATACATCCGTTGTTGTTTGATATACTTACAGGAAATTTTAGGAACGTCAGTGTCATATCTTACTTGTTGTAATCGTTTTTCAACTTGCTGTTTTACATCTGACCCTAACTGTATTTCACCCGTTGTCATTTGCTTAAATTTTTCCATTGGTACACCTTCTGGAGTACCATATAAAGATTTACTTGGGTATGGCTTTTTATTATATGCAGTATTGTCATAACGTGTCGCCCATATGGGTTCAAATGTAACGAAGCCCATTTTTTTAGCAAGTTCTCTTGCTTCCTCAACCTGATGTTCATTGTGTTTGAATATCAACCATTTCCAGGTTGCCATTCCTCCAGCTCCAAGGTATGCTTCAACGTTTGCCATTAATGCGTCCCATTTTACTTTTTTTCTATATATTTCATTAGTATCTTCTAGTCCGTCTATTGAAAAAAACATCATAGCATTTTGATTTCGTTTACTAATCTCACCCATATTTTTCCAAAAGTCAATTTTCCTTGCACCACCGTTAGTTTCCAATTCTGTATATCTAAAATTCTTTGCAGTAAACTCCCAGATGTCTTCCATATGTGGGTGCATTAATGCATCGCCTAGATTTCCCACATACCATACATCCATTTTTTTAGTTTGTTCTCCAAAATCATCTTTGAGTTTGTAAATCAATTCAGGCTTGATGTGATCCATTTGCATATCTGGTTCTAATATGCTCGTGTTTGGTAAATGCCTCGAACAATGGGGACATCCTGCGTTACAATAAGTTGTAGGTTCAACTTCTATTTTTCTTACTTTATCTAGAGTTAATATGTTAAACATAAATGTATTTAAGCATTTTTTGTATGTGCTATTTTGTATGTGTATTAGCTTATATGGTTTATAAAAGTAGTAAATGTATTAGTAAAATTTTTATTACGTCTACGGTCGATTTCTTTTACAAACTTCAGCAAGTCTTTTTTATTGTTATCTATTTGTTCTTTGGTTAAGTTACTTTGTGTGTAGTAGTTTTTTAGTCTAATAATATAGTTCAATTCATTGATGTCAGTAAATTTGTTTTCACTTACAAAAGCAAGTACCTTATTAAATTTTGCGTTCCAATACTCTGTTTTTGGTAAGTTACGCACATCCAAGAATGGTGGATTGTTTAACAGCGATACTCCGTATGTCAGTTTGTATTTTTCTTTTAACGTGTATAGGTCTTGCAGGAATACATAAAAACGATCAATGCACAATTGATTAGCAGTGACCATCACGTGTATTGGTATGTCATTCTGTAATACGTATTCACAGTTGTCTAGCCATTCGTTGTATATCAAACCTTCACGTATGTATTCTGCTTGTTCACCGTGCGTGTCGCAACTGGTGTGTATGAGTACATCTTTGACTTTGTTTTCTTTCACTAGTACTTTTAACTGTATGACAAAATCCTTTAACAACTTATTTGATATTGCCAAGTTAGAGTTAATTTCTAATTTTAAATTCGGTGCAGGGTTCTGTTGAATATCATTTAACAATTTTTGTGTGTTATGATTCAACAAAGGTTCTCCACCTGTTATTCTCAACACTTTAAGTTCACTTCTTATAGTGGGCCACCATTTCCACCAAGCTTCCACATAAGGATTCGTTTCTCTGTTTAGATACGGGGTCCTGTCTGTTTCTGCTATCCATTCTAGATTGTTGTAACTGTCTTGTGTGGGATAAGGTCCGTGATTTTTTATCTCGCTCCACCAATCACTGCTGAACACAGGACCACAGTACAGACATTTCATATTGCACACATTACCAAAGCTGACTTCAATCTGTTTTGGTATGACGTCATAGTTGTGATCATTGTTTTTAACTTCATCAAAGTATGGTGCCGCCCAGGTGTTGTTTGCTGACTTTTTAATCCTGTCACTATAATGTTCGCCGGCCGAGTCTTCTACTGCCCAACAGTAGTGGCACTCACTGGGACGTTTGCCTTCTAGCATCAACCTACGTTGTTCTTTTTTGAACTTCGTGTTGTGTAGTGCTGACGGATTTTCTTTTATTTCTTCTAAAGGTATCTTGTGTGTTTGTGGGTGGTGACAGCTATGCGTGTGTCCGTTTTGTAAGTGTATCGTTACCTGTTGCCATTTGGCCAAACATAGTGTTGGTGAAACTGAATTTAGACGTTCCTGTGTTTTCTTAAATTTGTCTGACATACCTAATAGTATTTACTACTGGCCAGTTACTGTACGTTCAAAATCCGTGAAACCTTTTTTAATATTATCAGGTGTGAATCTACCAGCGGCATCTTTCACGTTCATAGTTGTTAACACAATTTCAAAGTAATCAACAAGTGCATAAAACTTGAAAACATCAGCTTCAGTTTTGATCATATTCTCAATATCGGCACCAAATACGTTTGGTGGTGCTGACTGTAATTCTGCTTTTAAATTTTCTGGTGTCTTGAATTGGAAAGGTGCTCCTGCTTGTACATCAGGATTCACTGTTTTTATACCTGATATTCCACCTTTTGTTCGAAGTACTTGCAACCAATTCTTTTCACTAAAACTTTTTATTAGTCTAAGTTGATCAGCTGGTTCATCTCTTGATAGAAATTTACCTGCGTCTTTTTTGCCGATGCCCATCCTAAACATAGTCCTAGCCATACTTTGAAACATAGGATCTCTTACAACATTGACAGTTGTTAAAGCTGGTGTATTGATTTTTGCTAGTTGGATTGCTTTGTTGTATTCAGCGAGAGAATCAGATAACGGCCTAGAATATTGTTGAAGCAAGGCTCTGAATATCTGAGTCTCGTTTCTACTTCTAAATTCTGTTATCTCTTCGTATCGCATTACTCGGTTTTGCTAGACTCACTAACAAACTTTCTATATTCTTTTAGTAAAGCTTCAGCTTTTTCGTTGACTGCTTTACCGTCAGTTTGTTTGTCTTCATCAGCTAAACCGTTGTCACCGTGCTTTGCAGGAACATATTTAAATTTTTTAGACTTCTTTACTGAACTTGTAAAATCGTCTTGTTTAAAATGACCTGGGCCAGTGTTAACGTTTTCTATTTCTTTTGATTCCATAATTTGTACCTCTGCGTGTAAATCATCCATCCTTAAAGCTTTTTCAACTTCATCAGCTGTTGCTGTTGTACTTACCTCAACTGCCGCTCTGTTAAACTCGTGTTGATCAACAACTGCATCTCTAATACCGCCTTGCTTTAAAGAATATTCTATTGACGGAGCAATTGATCTATCATCGTCCAAATCAAAGTCACCTAAGTCATCAACTATGACTGAATACTTCTGCATATTCGGTTTGATAACTGGTTCCATAACTCAGTTACCCTTTCTTTGGGTGATTTGGAAAAGCTATAGTGTTTTTAGTTTGATAAGGTGATACTGCTTTTTTGTCATCCTCTTTAGGTTGACTAGTATCTTTTTCTGCTTTAGGTGTCTTAACACTTAAAGGACCTTCTACTTCAATTTGAGCTCTGTCTGGATTTTTATCTTTGTTGTCTGCTAAAGTCTTTAAGAATTCTGCTTTAAATTCTTCTCCAGCAAATTTTTTACCATCTTCGCCTTGTTCCTCTTCAGTATACTCTTGTCCCATTTTAGGTTCGTAGTCTTCACCTGTTGCACCTTGTCTCTTTACTTCAGCTTCATTTTCAGCTTCTAAAGGATCATTAGCACCTTTGACTACAACGTAATCATATGGTATAGCTAACTTATCAGACAAGTTTCTTCTAAATGTTTCTGCTGATATTGGCATTCTAACTGTAGCGTCAATAATAACAACTTCAGCATTTCTAATTTTAGTACCAAAATCTAATGGGTGTTCTTGTACAATAGTTTTTACTGGTTTTGCAACATTAACCACATCATAACGAGCTAATTCAGACTCAATAGTTTCAATCATTTCATCTGTTAAGTCAGTAGCTAACTTAATTCTTATTGGAATTTCTTTAACTGCTTCAGATAGATATTGTGTAAATGTTTTCATATAATTATTTATCCTCCTTATCGGATTTATCATCGGTTTCATTGACCTTCTGAATCAGTTGATCTAGTAGCTTATTACGGTCTCCTACTACATATCCTTCACCTTCTAGCACTTCTGCATTGTTTGGATCCTTGGTATCTTGCTGATCTACCCGCTGTTTTTTAAGCTGTAATTCAATCATTCTAAGCTTTTTATCTGCTTTTGCGTTCTTTGATTCTACTGCATTTTTAAGCATTGTTGCCGCAACTTCAAACATCTTACCGGCGTGTCTGGCTTCTGAATTCATACCCAAATCCATTAGTTCCTTGTATGACTTCATAGCTTCATCTGAATATACGTCCATATCGCTGTCGTGTGATTCTAGATCTTTAACTTGTGGTAATGCTCTATCAATTTTTTCTGCTGTTGATAATGCTTTTTTAATTGTAACTTCTTCAACCACTGTTTGTTCAGTTGTTTCGTTATTGGGTTGTTGACTATCAGAGCTTGACTGTTCAGCTTTAGTTTCTGCCAAAGCTTCTTCCATACTTGGTAGATCAAATGTGTCTTCTAATTTTTTATTCATAATATATCATAGCACAATTTATCCAGAATAACAAGTTATTTTTTAATTGAATAAATTGAGTCCTCGTTAACAACTCTAAATCTGAGTCCTTTTCTTTTTGCCCACTCTCCGGCCGCTTTCCACTTTTCTCTGTTCAGTAGTATTTTTGCTTTATCATTTTGAGTTTTGGCCTTTTCCATCAGTGTTTGTGCTTTGGGTTTTATTTCTACAAGCTCTCCAATTTTCTGTCCATTTTTATTTTGATAAACCATTATAAAATCAGGAACGTACATTGTGTATTTTCCAGTATACGGATTCCTGTATGGTATTCTTACCGGCTCACTTGCCCAACTCAACACACTCGGGTGATTGTCACACATTCTCATAAAAGTCAATTCCCATCCAGACCTATATATAGGAGGTCTCTTTCCAGCATACTTCGATGGATTCTTTGGTTTATATGTGCCTCTATGAAACTGTGCCATACAGTTATTTAACCCAGGGTTACTTAAACAATAATGTTACGTGATACGTAATCAGGTGTATCCTGTGCAACCTTAACACCAATTTGGCTTGTTGCTGGTCTGTAATTGTTTAATAATGCTACGCCTAGTTGACTAAATCTTAATTCAACTTTGCCCTCTTCTAAATTTATTTCTTCAAATAAATCTTTATAATTTGTATTAAATTTTTTCATAGCATCTGTTGTTAGTAATGCATACGCCGTAGCCAAATTTTCATTTTTTGTGTGTTGTGAGAATATACCTTTGATCAGTTCGAACTGTTGTCCATTAATGAACTCTGGTCTACCACCAACACTTTCTAACACGGCTTGTGAGACGTCTTGCTGTCCTGCACCTATCTTTGATGTAATCTTACCAAATTGTTTCACAATTGTTTTGATTGCACCTAAACTTTCTACTGCTGATGTACTATCTACTGCCATAACTACGTCCAAATACTATTCTTGTTAGCCGCCTCGGCTATCTTTTTATTTTTAATTGCTTGTTCATAAGTTCTAATTTTATCAATATATTCTTTTTTAGATTTTTTCGTGTTACTGCTTGGACCATTTTTGATAGCTTTATGCATTTCAGTAGTTAACCCAGCGGCAGTTAATACTTCTGTCGATGCTTTAGATTCTGATTCCGTATCAGTTGATGTGTTTCCTCCATCATATGATGTTTTTTCTTTGTGTGGATTAGATTCTAAAGAAAATTTGCTCGTAACTGATTTCTGTAAGTCGCTTGACTCTGTTTCTTTGTTGGCTTCTTCTATAGCTGATTTCCAATAATCACCAGCTGAGTTGTTGACCGCTGATCCATTACTATTTGCGTTCCAACCTTGTTCGTTATCTTGTGTTACAATAACTGAGTTTATTCCGTCTGGCGGAGGTGGTAAAGTGTCTTTTGCCAATGGGCCATTTGGTCTAACCCAGTCTTCATATTTTCCACTAGTTTTTTTAAAGGCACCGTCGACGTTACTTGGTAAACTTGTATCCTTGACAGCTACCTCATCAAACAATAAATTCTCATATTGGAATCCCATTGATAAGTTTGTTACAGCACTTGATGAATAATCAAACTGATCCATATCCATTCTAGATAGTCTAGGATGTATCATTTTAGCTCTGCTGTATAGTGTTCCAGCCAACTGGTAAAGGTCAATGCTTTTGATTAATCTATGAGTATGATTTGGTTGTGATCTCATACCAAAATTATGATTTTGTTTAAATTGGCTTTCATTTGTTAAAACTGATTCTTGGTAGTTATCTCTTGTTCCATTTCTTTCTGTTGTGCTTCCTAATGTGTACAATCTAGCATTCTGAAATTCAAATTCATATAACATCTTTATAAACTTTAGACCCAGGCCATCAACTGTGTCATACATTCTCAAACTCACAGGATCATAATCAATTTTTCTATTGACGACTCTTTTCCTGTTGTATTGATTGATCACATCTTGTTGGATTTGAAATTTTGGTCCTTCAACAGTATGGCATAAAAAATGCAATCTGTCTCTGAATGCTTTAAGAAAATTATATTTTGGTACTAAGAAATCATCATTTACCAAAGGGTAAAGATTAAAAACTACGAAAAACTGATCTGCACGTCTCGTTTGTTGAGAGGTGCCGCTCTGGTATAAATGAGCGGCACGATTCGCCGGATGTAGTGCTATATCCTGTTCAGTTGCCATTTCACAAATCCTTTATGATCAAGGATTAACCTAAATCACCAATTGTAGGCCCGTTACTTGTGAATGGGAATATTGTGTCTCCTGGTGCTGTGTGTATAGCATTATCATACTTAACAGTCAAGATAACTTGTACTGGTTCTGATACTGCGTAATCACCGTCCGAATAATCTACGTTTTGCAAGAAACAACCTTCTAAATCCCACTGCTCTAGTTCAGTATTACTCGTACCATCTAGTATTTCTAGTTTAGCTCCGAATTTATATCTTGAACCTGCTACAGCAGAAGTTTGTTCAAAGTGATTCATTTGTTTCTGTACCTGACCACCAACTAGTTTTGAAATGTTATTGTTGATATCATCCCTCATAGTAATGTTGATAGCTTCCCAAGTGTGTTTACCTTGCATATACATAACTGAGTTATATGAATGCACTGGCACTTCTTCGTGTGAAACTTTTGGTCTAGTAATGTTCATCACTTGTTGTGTAAGTTGCAATGGAGATTGTCCAACTGATCCAAAGCCTGTGAATCTTACTCTAAATCTGTATTTTAATTTAGGTTGTAAAATACCGCCACGCCCTGTTGATCCGTCTATCGGTACACCGAATTTTGATAGTGTTGCCATTTTATAATGCTCCTTATATAATAATATTTACAACTTTATTAAATTATTGCCTAGGCAAAAAATTTATTAAAGGTAGTTTAAAGGGATAGCTTTCACTATCCCTTAAACTGATTAACTTGTTAAACTTTCACCAGTGTTTTTGATACGTAATGGTATGTAGATAAACTCAACAGCCTTAATAGGTTGTATCGCAATATCAATCCATAATTCATTTTTATCAATTCTAGTGTCAGTGTTATTTGTTTCATCACAAACTACCAAGAAGTCAAACAAGGCTCTTTTTGCCGTTAAGTCTTCTAGGAATCTGTTAAACGTATCTGTTACTTGATCTCTAGTAATTCTATCATTTGGTTCAAATAAGAACGGTTTAGCAATTAAGTCTAATTGGTATCTTAGGTACACAATTAATCTTGCTACGTTGATTCTATCTAAAGCTGAAGCTGTTGGTGCCAATGTTTTTTGCCCAAATACAACTAAACCTCTGTTTGGAATAAACGCAATCGGATTAACTTTGTTTGCGTACATAGTGTCTCTTTGACCTTCTGATAAAGTTACAGCTTGGAATTCACCTTCGTCAGTAATGTAACCAACTGAATTTGAGTTGCCTACTAAACCTCTAGTGAAGCCTGCTGGTGCAAACCAAGGAAATGCAACTTGATCATTAAATGCAAGAGTTCTCAAAGCAATATGTGATGCTGGAACTACTACGTTACTACCTGACAAGTCTGTTGAAAAACCTGATGGGTAATAAACTGCCGCATATGGTGAAGCCGATGTTAAACCATCTTCTCCGTTTGAAGCCGCATTGTTTGAGTTAGTTGCCCAAGCTTGAACTGATGTTCCACTTGGTTTTAGTCTCATTGGTGTGTCAGCTAATACGAAAGCTGTTTCTTTTCTATCAGTAGATAGAGCAATCATCTCATCTAACAGCTCTGGATATCCAGGTGCCGCTATAATGTTAAAGAATCTTGACTCTGCTCTGATCTCTTCATTGCCTGCTAGGGCTGATTGCATAGATTCTACTATTGTATTTCT